GCGCCAACCATCAAGGCTGCAAGAGGGGCACCAACCCCCGTCAGTGTCAGCAAACCACCAAGAATTGTAGGCAAGATACTCTCAAGGAAGCCCGCCTCGGGGAGGCCTGTGTCAGGGTTGATCGTCAAAGAGCCGCCATGGGCTCGCGCTAGGGCCTGTAGGCCACCAACCTCACCGGGGGTCATGTGGACGAGCTGGGTATCGTTGTTACGCCCAAAGTTCTGCAGCTGTTGCGCCATAGGCGACACAGCGTTTGCCATGGGGGCATCGAGGTTTGGATTACCATCCATAGCGAACGATCCTTAGTGTGAGAATTATACCGAGGTTATAGTTTGCCAAGCGCTACCAGAATAGACACAAAGTTTGCCTAATGTCGTGTCGAAAACCACCCAGCCTGCAGCGGGGGTTAGAGCGTTCTTCTCCACGGTCGTTACGTTCTTAGTCGCGAGTATACCATTGAACGTGTCCGCCGTGTACTTCTGCGCGTTGTTAGGGGTGTTGGAGTCGAGCTGAGAGAAATAGGACTCGATCACACGGATCATTTGCCGCACGTACTGGGGGTCATATTCCAGCGGCGGATTGGGTAGAGGAGCTGCGCGGAACCTATCGAGGGCCACTAGCGTCGACCGTCCTGCTTAGCGTCAAGTCGTGGCGCACCAAGCTGCCACTGCGTCCCAAGGTTTGCAGACTGAATTTTAAAGGCCATCTGACGCGCACGGGAGCGCATGAAGACTTGATTGGTGTACTCGTCGACGTTGGCCGAGTTACCGATTACGGATTTAGTCTCGGTCATGTTCGAATTATAGCTCTGCCCGGGGAAGTTCCGTGGGTAAATCGTGACCGTTGCGGTTGGTGACGTACTGACCGTTGAACCACTAAAATTCACGTCTGGGATTAGGCGGCTGGTCAACATGAAGTTATCGCCATCACCAATGTCAAAATCGTTGGACAGGATAAAGGCTTCCATCGGTACGCCGTCGTCGTCCACACCATCCTCATGGAAATATATATAGCCCTTTACTGCACCTTCGTTGGTATCAGCAGCGAGGGGGAATTGCTGCAACGAGGAGTCCAACCATGCTGTGCGCTCCATATCACCATAGTACCAAAGGCGCTCAAGGTGATTATAGATAACATATTTGTTGTTCCAGTTGGAGTCGGCGCTGGGGTAGAACCACCAGACCTCGTTCCACTGCTCGTTGGTGCCAGACACGATTTGCCCAGCTTGATCGAGGTTTAGGTTCTCAAACACATGGTTTCGCAGCGTACAAGCGAGCGTCTCCACGCGACCTGTGTAGGCGTAGAACTTACCCTTACCCATCCAGTAGGTGATGTTAGCAGCCGAGACAGCCGCCCGAGGCGAGATGATAGAGATATTGTCGGCGTACTCTTGTAGACCGAACACGTCAGTCGTGCCGAGGAACTGCAGGGCAAAGAGGTGTGTGTCCGTGAAGACAAGGATTTCCTGACGTGTTGGCAGTGCTTGAACGATGGTAGAGCCACGCGAGACTCGGATAAAGCCCGCAGAGTTAGTCACGGTAGGGGTCCACTCCCCCGGCGAGCCTTGGCTGCACCAACGGATAAGCAGGGGATCAAAGTCGTCGGGGTTAGTGCTGCCGAAGGGTACAGCGCCGAAGGCGAGGACGTGGCGATCCTGCTGCGAGACAAGCAGCTGCATAACTTCCACAGGTACTGCGGCGCTTGGGTACCCTTCACTCGTCGCATAGGCAGCAAGGGTAATGGCGCGAGTAGCCAAGGCCGTAGTAAGGTTTGCAGCCGCACCTCGAGCCCAATAGTAGGGCACACCCTCGCGGATGTTCATGACGAGATCGTTGTCAAGGTTATCGAAGAACCAATCACGCTGTAGGGTAAAGAGCGGTGTGGGAGAACCAGACCCCCACGTGCCCCGGCCCCAAGTACTCACACCCCAGCCGTAGCCGCTCGTAGAAACCGTATTGCCGGGGGCAATCTCAAAGTCGATGAAAATAGCCGTACCACCACCAGCGGCCACATTAGAGGTAGCAGTGGTTGTCACAACGAAGGAGAGCGACGTAGCGCCCACCGCTGTAACGATCTGGTTGGCGTTGATCTCGCTATTAGGGATGCCCCCTACCGTGCCAGTCACGCCTCGTACAGTCACAAAGGACCCTATAACGCAGTTGGGGTCTGTAGCGCCGCCGAGGTTCAAGGTCACCGTAGTCAAGCCATTAAACGTCTGTACGCAGTTGTCCGTGATCGTAGAGCCTAGGGTAGGGTTTGTAGCTCGCAGCGGAGTGATGTCATAGAACTCTCCACCCGCATTGATGTAGAGCTTGTTGTTAGTTCCTAGGGCTACGAAGTTATCCGAATAGGTCGTTATCCAGTTCCAGAACTGACGACACACGCCATAGAACTGCGAAGTAGCAGCTTTAGCCCAGCCCCCGATCTTTTGGGGGTACCCAGAACGAAACCGAATACGGTTGCCGTCCCACCAACCACCCTCGTTAGAGTAGTTGGTCTGGTCCCGGTTTATACCCGGTTTAAACTGCAGCTTGATAAAAGCCATGTTAGCCCCAAGGCAGAGGTGGAGTAACTACAGGTGGGTTGGCTTGAGCTGCAATGTTATCAGCAAGAGCGACCTCTAACTCAGCAACCTTCTCCTCACCCATGGCGCTCTGAACCCAACCAACCACTTGATCAAGGGTCAGATCGGCATAGGGGGTAAAGGGCTCAGCAGGATCGACGGTAACACCCACGGTGCCGTAAGCGCCTGAGGTGTAAGTGCCGTCCGTGGCGCTGATCGTCCAATGGACAGTGAAGACCACATCCGTCTCGCCATCGACTTCAGGGTAGCAGTCCATTTGAGCGACGTTCCAAGTGTAGGTGACGGGCATTTTGTGTTCCTTACGGTGAGCCGTCAGCGGAAAGCGTGACGTTTGAAGTGGCTAAGGTAGTAGCAGTTCCGATTTGTCGTATTTGAACCGTAATGTCAGTATTTTTTGTGTACGGAGGGTTTAGCGTGGTGATGAACCATTCTCGTGTCGAGCTTAGGGCCAACCAAGACCCCGTGGCACTAGACCCTGCCGTCAGTGTTCCAGACACGATTGTGGCCAAAGCCTCAAACCCTGAGGCTGCCGAGTTTGGCATGACCCAGTTTTCATATTCAAAATAGGTGGCATTTTCACGCGAGTAGACCTTGCCGTTGGTGTTCAGTTGATAGCCAGCCGTTGCTGGAGAGGCGGTAAGGATTGCATTTACGCTAAGGTCCGTCAGGGTGACCTTTGCCCCGCCAGCCCCTAGAAGCATCATGCCCACGCCGCTCATTACGAGACCCCTGCGCCGCTAATAAACCACTTGGTGGCTGTGACCTTAACGCAGGTAGCAACAGCGCCGGGGGTCAAGGTACGGGTGCCCGTGGTCGTGCCGCCAGCCAACTGCAGGGTGTCGGTGGTGATCGCCACAGACCAGTTGACCGTGCTGTCGCATACGATGCTGACGGTAGTACCGATAGGGAAGGCCACAGAGCTGTTGGCAGGGATCGTGACGGACTGAGATGCCGTTGATCCGGTTAGATAGACGTGCTGCCCCGCGTCGGTCAGGACAAGGGTACGGTTGGTCGTGACGGATGCAGCCTGCGGGATGCCGCGATAGCCGATGGAGAGGGTACTGGTAGGAGCATAAACAGCCGCAAATACGGCATCGCCGCTGCTGTCGATTATCATGCGCTCGGTAAGCGCGGTGTCCGCTATGGCGTCTCGAGTGCTAAAGCGCAAAGAGCCAATGGTGTTGGTGGTTCCGTTAGTCACAAAGCCTTTGATGGCCGCAAACGGTGTTTGGTTGCTAAAAGTAGTGCCGAACAGAACCGCGCCACCTGAACCGCCCGCAACGGCAGTGGCTTGAAGGTAGAGCGACGCGCCCTTAAGGCCTGCATCGGTCAGGTTAGCGGTTTCTTGGCCTGTTCCCGTGACCTGTAGCTGATAGGTTCCTGTGCTTGTTCCAATCCCGACGTTGCCGCTGCTGTTGATACGCATCTTTTCGGTATTGGAGATGTAAAAGATGTGGGACGTTGACGCCATTTGGTACAAGATGTTGGCCGTACTCGCGCCCGTCTTTTGAAGAAACTCAAAACTTGAAGTTGCACTGTTGAAGGGGTTGGTGATGCTAGTTTCCGCGCCGCCGACAGACCTGTTCCAAGAAAACACCGCACCGCCTGAGTTAGACGATGGTGCCAAAGTTGGTGTGTTAAATGCGCCAATTCCGGTGTAGCCGCCAACGACTTGAAGTCTGTATTCTGGCGTAGTCGTTCCGATACCGACGCTGCCGGTAGCGTCGATGCGCATCATCTCCGTCCACGTTGCCGAGCTCTGCCGCGTGCCGAAAGCAAGATGGACACCAGAACTATCGATGGAGTTAATTTTCCAGCCATACCCAGTGCCAAATGAGGACGTTACGTACTCTAAACCCCCAACAGCCTGAAGCGATGCAGAGGTGTCTTCTAGTTTAATCCGGCCTTGGAAGGTTGCGTCTGTCGCGCTAATATCGCCAATCTGAAGCTTTGTCGTTGGCGAACTCGTACCAATCCCGACGTTGCCGCTGTTATCGATACGCATCTTTTCGACGCCAGCAGTTTTAAATACCATCGACCCCAAGGCAGCGGCGGCAGTTCCATAAAACTCTATGCCGGGGCCGTTGGAATTTGTGAAGCCTACGGTGCCAGCCGTTGTTGTAACTTGGTCAACAAATACAAAATTAGAACCGGAGATATTTCCGATTACGGCTAGCTTGCCGTAGGTGACGGGAGAGGAAGTGCCAATACCGACGTTACCGCTAGCATCCTTGTAAAACTGCCCGCTTCCTAGATCGACGACACCCGTGCCGCCCGTCAGCGTGGTGGTGTAGGACAGCGACGTAAACGCGCCCGTGTTGGCTGTCGTAGCGCCCACGGTGCCGTTGATGTTAATTGAGGCCGTACCCGTCAGGTTTGTCACAGTGCCGCTGGAAGGCGTCCCTAAAGCGCCACCATTGACGACAAACGATCCAGCCGTACCGACAGCCACACCAAGAGCCGTGACAACACCTGTACCGGTCGTAACCGTAGCGGGTGCCAAGCCTGCGCCACCGCCGACCACAAGCGCGTTAGCTGCAAGAAGCGCCGAAGACGCCCAAGTACTAGCCGACGTAAAGTAAGGCACGCCACCAGACGTACCGGCGACCGTGAGCGCCAGTGTGCCGGAACTGGTAATAGGCGAGCCTGAGACAGAGATCAGGCCGCCTGTGAAGGTCTGCGCAACGCTGGTAACTGAGCCGGAACCTTTGTTATTGAAGATCGTAAAGTTAGCGGCGGTAAGATAACCATCTACTGAGGTACTAGCTGCCGCCATACTAATAGCGGGGGCAGCGCCTCCACTAGAAACAACAGGCGCTGTTCCTGTAACGCTTGTAACGGTGCCGCTACCTTTGGCGTTAAAAGTTGTCCAGTCGGCAGCGGACAAAGCCCCTCGGTTAGCAGCAGACGCAGTAGGGATGTTGAGGGTG